AAAGCCGCCATAGACAAATCCTGCTTAGCCTCACCATCCACTGTATATTTTTTGCCCACATCCAGCGTGAAGCAATCCAGATAGCTGGTGCGCTGGCCGCCAACTGACAGCGGATAAATACTGATCTTCGCCCCCTCAATACCTGCCCAGTCGATGTCGCCTGTGAGCGGGATTACTGCCGTCACCTTCAGGTCAAACTCGCCGATGCCCTTGGCGAAACCCTTGGCGCGCCCAGTCTTGTTCATGGTCTTCACCAGCTTGCGGCCGGTTTTGTGAGTCACGTCCAGGCTTTCGATCTCCACCTCCTGACCATTCACCTCCATCACAATCGAGCCTAAATATTCTTGCAGTGCCATATCATTCTCCAGTTAATGATGGCGGGGGCGTTAAACTTGCCCATCGCCATCAATGTTTAACGCCTAAAGCAACAAATCAATACGACCAGCGAACACATGCAAGCCATTCACCACATTGGCTGGTATCTTTGCATCCAGTCGGTTCGGGTCTTGCAGATCACGCTCAACCAGCAAGCCACCCGCATTTTCTGTCACGAATTCCACGATCTCCAGCTCTTCCAGCTTGGTCAGCACATCAAGCAGCTCCGAGCGCACTTTTGGTGCAGTCCGCTCTGATAGCTTCTCGCGTGGGAAGCGCAGTGCAATGCGCTCACGGCAAGACTTACGCACATAATCCAGCGTGCGAATGGTCGTCAAGTCGAGCAAACTAATATCTGGCACACCTGCAGCATTGAGGATATAGGTCGTGATTGCCCGCACTATCTGCACCACATTACCTGGACCCACTTCAGTCGGTGTCACACCGTTGTAAAGCGCGTTCTCCTGCTCAGTCCGTGAAGACCAGTTCGCCATTGGTGGCGGGGTAATACCTGTTAATGGCAGCGTATTCAATGGTCGAGCTGGATCCTCTTCACTTGCGCACACAGCCGCATAAGCAGCTGCTACTTCGTAAATGAAGTTATATGCGTTGGGCACCAAAATGCCTGTGATACGACCCGAGTTAATACTCGTCGCCAAGGTCGTCGCTGCGGACAATGTACCAATATGCGCATACACACCAAATGCACCACGCTGCTCCAGTGAGCCTGACACGCTGTCCAGATGCGTGCGTAGGTTAGTCAGGTTAGTTGTATCAATATAAGGCGACACAATCACATTGTGGCCAGCTGCATACACAGTTGGTAAAACGACAGTCAGCTGTGGATCAGTCGCACCACTAGCAAACACAGTGGACACTACTGTAGTCGTCCCCACCGTATCCGATACTGACAGCTTGGCCAGATTGCCTGTTGCGCCTTTATTCTTGGCAGTTAACGTCACCACATTACTTGCAACTGCAGCAGTCACAGGCAGATCAGGCTGTTTCATAATCTGCGCCTGCAGCGCCGCTGCAATCGTCGTCTGTGTATCGCCAGTATTCACCGCGATATTCACCTGCTGTGTACCCAAGTTCATCGTTACCACACCCGATGAACTGGCGGTACCCGTCACTGTCACCGACGCGGTCGCAGCGATACCAGCCGCGTCATCATCCAGCGCGATACACTGCAAGGATAAATACGGGTTGGCAATCAACGCCGCACGTACCATCAGGTGCAGCATCGAACCCTGACCAAAATAAGCCTGCGCGTCCGCATCTGAAAAAACATCCGTCAACACATTGGCTAGCACCGAACCCGCAGCCAGACGTTGACCGATAATCAGTACCTTTTGTAAGTTACCAGGTAAGGTACGCACAGCTAGCGAAGTGTTGAATTCAAAATACTTGCCAGGCTTGCGTATGCTTGCTGGTATCGTGCTGAATGCAATATTAGTGCTAGCCATTATTTATCTCCTTTGGGTGAGGTTGTTTGTTGCGCTGCGGGCGCATCCGCCAGAACAACGTCACCATCAGCAAGGCGACGCATGTAATACGCACTATCAGTGACTTCAATCGCCGCATCCTCCGTAATATAATCATTGGGCTTGCCCTCCATCGGCACCTTCAGCCCCACATTTGCTTTAACCCACATCGTTATTTCTCCTATTTATGCCAAGGTAATCACATCAGACGCATCGGCAACGCCATCGTCCGGCTGCAGGTAATAATTTATGCCAAGACGCAGCCAGTCTGGCGCAGTTGGATCAGTCGGCTCTGGATCTATCATAAAGGCCGTATGCCACTCTTGCGAAAACACCGACATCGCCAGCCCGTTCATGCGCACGTTGTAGAGCGTCTTTACCGCACCAGGTGTAAGCCGCTCAATCGCCAGACCAAAATCCTGATTCAGCAACATCCGCCTCGCATCTTCCAGCATTCGGTATGCACCTACCTCAAGCACTGCACCGGCAGTATCATTCAACCCGCGACGGCTAAATCCCTCACCGCGCACGCTGCGCGCACCCACCAGCACAGCAAAGGTCGCAGGCATCTTCCAGCGGGCTTTCTGCGTGCCATAAGGCACTGGCTTGCCACCACCGGCATACACCACCCACAAACCCGGCAAGCGGCGTATCACCTGGTCAATATCTTCGTCAAACTCGCCGCCGTAAGTCGCCAGCGAGGCAAACTTATAGCCCAGCCGGCCATCGTTGGCAGTCCCGATACGGGCGAGGATGGCGTCTTCGATCTCGGTTATCATCAGTAATCCGCCAGCGTGTCACCGTTAAATGTGGCACCGCCCGTCACCATTTTGATAGCACCCCGTGGCGATATCTCTTGCTGGGCTGGGTCTAACCCCAGCGTCAGGTCACCGCGCTTGATCGCTTCCAGCATCTTGAGTGAATCTTTGTAGCGATTACGCGCGGGCTCTGTTTCCTGCGCATCACCGCCAGAGAGGCGGTAGCGGGTAATGTCACAGCAAATTCTAGTCAGCAGGCGCGGTACCGTTGCCAATGGCAATGCGTAGCGCCCATCCAGATAAGCGTTAATCTCATCCGAGGCCAGGCTCAAGGCATCCGCCAGCACAGTCACATCTATCGTGCCAAGCAGGCTGCGGTCGGTGAGCATGATCACTTCACGCTCACCGAATACAGACACCATATCGCTTTGTGTCGCGTAACTCATCAGGCAGAAGCGGGTGCAGACGTCAGATCAGCCCAGGCTGCATCACGTTCAGCAGCAGTCACCACCCATCCGGTAATAGCCGATATTTCCTCGGCAGCAGGTTTACCATCTTTCAGCCAGATATCGACATTCTCTTTATCCATCTTCCCGATTGCGTCTTTAATTAACACCAGGCGTTCATTAGCATCCTGTGGAATACTCGCCTGAGTATTTGCAGGCGCACTTGAACTAGCATCCATATCAACAATCGCACCCACAGCCTTCAATTCAGCCGCATCCTTATCTGACAAGGAAATAGTCTCCCCAGCCTGATACAAGTTATCACTGCCCTTGATCGGGGTAATTACGGTGTAATCTTTCATGAGCATCTCCATTAGATGGCGAGGGATAATGCCCCTCGCACAATCAATTAACTTAGGCTGGGGTCTGAATCAGGAAACCCGAAGTGATACCAGACAGCACTGGCGCACGCTCGTAGTTGACTGGATACACCCAGCTTTTCGTTTGGGCATCCCAATACGACTGCTCAACTAATGGGTTACCTTCCATCGCATAGGTATATCCATATGAAGGCTCTTCGGCATTCTGGCTACCGAGGTTGGCATATGCCAAAATGGCGTTATTGCCCCAAATGTCAGTGGCCACGTTAGCATCAGTCATGCTGATCGCCTTGCCGACCACTACCTTGTCCAGATTCCACAGCTTGGCCAGCATTTCTTCGGTAATCACATCCGAGCTGGTGTACTGGAATCGGTTGATCACGTTTGGGTTGTTAATTGCCGCATTGAAAGCAACGGCTGATAACAGTGCCACATTCGGATAAACACCCACGGTTGAACGAATTGCTTCACGCGCAGTATTGATATCATTTGTCGGCGTACCAGTAGAAGCAGACCACTTGGTCGATCCACTCAACGCCAGCTTGTGGTTAGCATCGTAGTTTGCAGCTGTTGTCGCCAAAGTGGCTTGGTCAAACTCAAGGCTCTTTGCAACAGTTTGCATACCCAAATTGACAGCGCGACGACCTAGATCAATACCTGGCACGACAGACGCATCACGCATATGTTCGCGTGGTATCGGCACCTCAACAGAATCTTGCAGCAACGCGAAAGGCTTACCCAAATAACCAAAGTTGATGCGTTGGGTACGGCCACCCGGTGCGCGGCGAAGGTTATAGTTATAGAACGCTTCCTTGCCGAATTCGATGATCTGACCGCCCGATGCCATCACTGGCACACGCGGGAACAATACGCTACCAACAAAAGCCGAATTGTGATAACCCTGGGCAATGTTAGTTAAAATTGGATCAATGACGCGTGCGCCCTGATTCGTTAAAATAGTCATGCGAAACTCCTTTTAATTACGTTAAAACGATTCAGGTTAACGGCTCAACAACACTTCAATGAACGCACCTGCGCCTGTCGCAGCTTCCAGCGCATCACCCATTACCCATTGCGGTAGCACACCGCCAGATAGCGCACCTGCAGTCAGCGCACCCGTGAGATCACTGGTGCCATTGGCCGCAGCAGAAGTCACCGCAACGCCGCCAGCAGCAATTGCCAAAGTACCAAGACCAGGCGCAGCAGCTGTAAGACTGGAAGCAGGAACAACACGACCAGCCGCATCCATTGCCAAAGGCTGACCAACAGCAATGGCGGCACCCGCCTCACAAATTGCCGTGCCCAGTGTGACCGCCTCAAACGGCTGGCCGATAGCGGCAGACCGTTTGGCAATACCCGCACACTTGGCACCCGCCACCGTAATCTGCACACCATTGAAATCAACGCCACGAAACTGCGTGACAGCAGATATGGCGCTGGGGAAAGAAAGAGTAAACGCATCGCGCGCTTGTTGACCCATGATTTAATCCTTTTTAATAAAGTAGAAGTTAAGCAGCTTCAACCGCTTTAACAGCAGTCACGTAGTCGCACTTATTGCGCTCGGCATATTCCAGCGCTTTCTGGTGCGTAACCATTTTGTCGGGATCGACGGAGTAACCCACAGGCGCGGCAAAATCAACAGCGCCAATAGCACCAGCATGTCCGCCCGCACGTTCGCCAAAATCAACCTGTTGTGGCTGCGCTTGTAAAAATTCCTTGAACGCATCGACCATCGGCTTTTTAGCATCGCCCTCGCCGAACTCGACTGGCGTATCCTGCCCAGCGAAGAAATCCAGCGTGGCAATGGCCACATCCTTATTCACCGGCAGCAGCTTGCCCGCCGATACCAGAGCTTCGGCAAAGGCGGTGTTTTCAGTGTGGATGGCGGCGGTTCTGGCCAGCTTGTCAGCAGCCGCAAATTCCGCGTTCTGGGTTTTTAATCGCGCGTTTTCAGCTTCCAGCGCAGCAGCTTGTTCTGGGGTCACGTGTGTCTCCTTCTTGGGGTTAGTAGGCTCGGCAAAAGCAGGGGTTGCAATAAGTTCATCAGGCGATTCTTGACGGGCGTCGGCCTCCAGCGAGGTGACGGTATAGCCGGGGATCACCTTATCCGCTTCATCCAGACTGAACTTGCTGATAATCCACTCGCGCAGATTGCGCCACAAGCCAGCATTCTGCATGTCAGACCAGTCGGCGAATTCAACGATACCTTGCTCGTTGTCAGCAAATTCAGGCGCACGCAAGCCCTTCACGGCAGGCGGCTGCGCGCCGAGGAAGCCGACGTGGCGCAAGTAGTACACGCCTGGCACAGGGTTGTTAGGGGAATCAGGGGCATAGAAGCTGGCAGAAATCTTCTTGAAGCGACCAGCAGCAACCATCTCAGCAAAGTCAGGGTCAACCTGATCAGGTTGCGCCTCAAGGCCGCCTTCGGCAAACCCGAGTGACTTCACCCAGCCGTAAGCTGGGCCATCATGCGTAGGGTGACCAACAACCAGCGGCGCTTCATGCTTAGCTGGGTCATATGCCGCTGCCGAAGCAGCAAGATCGGTTTCAGAAAACCCCAGCACAGCACCGCTCATCGCAGTGTGAGTGCCAGGACGAAAAATTTGGATGGGCTTTTGTGTATTCATGCCGCCATTGTGACGGCAGCGAGAG